CAAGGAATGGCGGCTGGGGGTCCCTTTGCGGTCGAAAACCAAGATTTGCGAGGGCGTAAAGGTCATTGCCATCTCCGAATGGTCGCGACTCTGACAAACTTTACGGATCAAACAATCGGGGAAGATGCCCGGGCTCAAGAGGCCTTCGTTTCCCCTTGGTCAATTCTGACCTCTTAATGTCTCTCGACATTGAGTGCTCATATTCTTTGGCATATAGGATATTTCCCATAGGAAAGTTTCCGCAAAAAGAATATTTGATAGAATTACTGTGATAGAATAATATTCAACTTTTGTCGATATACAAATATATCGACGTTTTACCTGATCATTTGTAAGTCAGTAACTGTATAGAACTCCCGTCCGAGCTTCATCTTCCTGTTTCTCCCGGTTACTTTGAAATTGCATGGAGGTAACACAATCTCATACTCCCCCGCTTTGCCAAACTGGTTAAGCGGCGCGACAAACAGAGCATGTTTTCCACTGGGAACCTTTATGCGATGTAAATACTTGTTTTTGCCAGATGCATATAATGCAGAATGAGAAGGATTGAAAGCAGCAGATGAAAAAAAATGCGACTTTACAACATCACTCTTCTGAGACTCATATACATCTTTAGATACACCACGGTACAAGACAAGGTCTTTCTCCACTGGTGGAGAGGCATCTATGATTCTCTGAAAATCATTTATATACATCTGAACCATGAGTTCCAACGCCTGCTTGCTCAACACACGAGCCTCTACGAGCGCCACGTAAATAGCATACCTGGTCCGTATGTCTGACGATTGTTTGAAAGAACTCATGAATAGAGTGTAGTCCATACCAGGTTTTATAGGGTCGAAACCATAGTCGACTGCCACCGAAAATTGGGAGAACAAAGGGTATATCATATCTCTTCTGAACTCTGGCAGTTCGTTAATGGTGCCTGTCCTCTGGTATTTTCCAATCCACAAATGACTGAAGTGTGTATATGCCGCGACTGTCATTATGTCATAATCATTAAGAGACCTAAGATATTTCACCTGGGCAAAGAACCAATTAGGGTCTACATTGTTCTTCTTCATCGCGACAATGTCACGGGAATTCACAGCACCGCCCTTTTTGAAGTCCAGAGGAATGCGTATTGCGTTGTTCACCCTCTTCAAGGACCCGTTTAGTGTATTCAGAGAGAATCTCACGGTGGGCATCACGAAATTCACATCATTCTTGCGAATGCCCTTCCTGCTGGGTTTCAGTCGCGCGTCCACCTTTGATTTCCATATTCTTGCGTACTTGGTGGGGGCATTCTTTGGAACCTCCTTGGGAGAAAACAGTTTCTTTACATACACCTTCTTGCCATCTTGCATAACAAAAGTCTTTCCCTTGTCGGAGAAAACTACTCGATTCTTTGCATCAACCTTCCCAGTATCCTGCATTTTATTTACAAAACATTTTATGTCATTTGACCCAGAAAATCTGTTATTTTACCACGGTGATTGAAACTCTACTAAAGAACTCTTCAAGATAGAAATGTCACCAAACAAAACATCATGAACATCCCAAGCAACCAGGACATCATGGCGTCAAACTTCTACAAGTCCCTTATTGAGGGCGAGCAGTGCAGGATCGTCAACAATGAATATGCCATCTGGTATCTGGAGAGTCTGAAATATCGGTTGGCGGAGACAGAATCAGTAAACATTGATTTCGAAATTGATGAGTACAAGAATGATATCTCGATGGCAATCGACACCATCAGGAAGGCGCAAGAGTCTATCATATATATCAAGCGGCGGATCCAAGATGGCTGGTATGACGTTCTCTAATGAAATACTTGCAAATAATGTCTCCGTGACAGGTCTCCGCGTCGCGATGATAGTCACCAAAGCGCCGCTGGAACCTTGGTCTGTTGAAGACAACAACTTAACATATTTATAATCAAGCAAAAATCAGTCATGGCCCTCGACGATCTCATTACCTCCTGGAACAGGATCCTCACTATCAGCAACATTCAGAAAGACACTGTCAAAGTCACTGAGAAAGTTGTAGTAACATCAACGCTATGCTGGCATTGCTGCCATTCTTGGGAGGGAGAAACTCTAGAATATCCCTTCTCATATGATAATAGGTCAGGTCACTTCAAGACAGGAGGACAGTTCTGTTCGTGGGAATGCGTCAAGGGATATGGGCGGGACACCATGAGCAGGGTGCTTTCCGGGGTTCACCAGGTTAACATCCGCCACTACCGCAAGATGCTCACCGGGAAGACAGACATGGTAACCCCTGCCCCAAGTCGGTTGGTGCTAAAGGCATTTGGAGGTCATATGACAATAGAAGAATACAGGGCACATACACGAAGCGAGGACTATGTTATTAATTATGGCCTGAAGACTAAGCTTGTGCCATACGATAAACACGAGTACAAGACTGCCGAAACCAACGTGTCGTCCGCAGTCGCAGAAAAACCCCTTGTCATCAACACAAAAGGGGTTCAGAATGAGAACATGCGCCTCAAGAGAACCAAGCCTCTTGCTCCAGGCCATGCAAACATCGAGAGGACATTGGGCCTCAACACATTTGCAGGTTTTTTCAAGAGTTCATAATACCACATCGTTGGCCGCTCTGTAATGCCGCGAGCTGAAAGCAGAACTTGTCTGACCAGGGAAAATCGCATAATTAAATCTCGATTTCGTGTCGGTAATATATTCGAGCATCCTCCTGTCTGCCTGCTCGTGAACCCGTGTTATCGCCTTTTCCATCATCAGATCATTCGGAAGTCTTAGTTTTATCTCGGTCAGTGGATACAACACGTCGTCTCGAATTGAGAAAAGATCATTGATAATGTCAACACCTACATTATCAAAATCAAATGTCTTCTGATACAACTTATTGAACCTGACCAGGTTGGTCTTTACATCTGCGCAAATATGAGGATACTGTTTCTCAAATTCTTCAAGACCTTCAATTTCAACTCCGTTAACTTTCATGTTCTTTGCTATCACCCTCAATGATGACCTGTAATAATACATGATAAGAAGAGCAATCGTCAAGAAGAAAAGCCACATTACTTATGGTTATCTTTTTAAAATAAAAAAAAACCCTATATATATACAAATGTTTGATATCAGATCGAATTCTTGGGGCCAATTTTTGCTTTTTGAAAAAAGTGAGGAACCCAAAGAGACCTTTCAGAACTCCTCAACATTTATCAAGCGCCTGGCTCCCACGGAAACTTTTCTGAACCCTGATTATCAACCCACTAAGCCTGCGTTCATACCTGGTGTTGAAATTTTCACTCCCAAGTCCATACTATTATTTGGCGGGTCCATTGTAAAAACTCTTGATGATTACATGAATAAATACCCCCAGCTTGGAGAAGGATGGAAGGCCTTTTACCCCATGGGAGTTCCAGGAGAGTCAATTGCCGCCCTCACAAACCGGATCGCATCGATAGATGTGAAAACCCTACCAACGGCGCCATATGCTACCATGATATGGATGAATGGGACCGCCGCGGCAGCAGCCTCTTCCCAGGAGATCACCACTCTCATAGACACAACAAAGAAGAAATTTTCTAATATACCACTCATCGTGACAAGTGTTCTTTCCGAGACAAATGTAGACAACAAAAAGGTGAATACTCTGCTGAAGTCACTCATGACTTCCAAGCCATTCAGGTACACGTATTGCAATGAGACAATCTCGCCGTCGCTATTCCCAGACGGAGTCAACCCAGAAGTAGATATGTACGAAAAATTAATACCCTGTATGTTGCCACTGCTCATTTCAAATGTGACTCCCCCAGTACCTCCTGGGTACAAACCAGCAACTCCAAAAACAATTCCCGGTATCGAACAATTCCCCCCAGGATCCATTCTTATCTACGGTGACTCTATTACCAAGATAATGGGGGGGTACTTGACCAGCAAACTGAACTTCCCACAATGGAAAGCAATTGAAACCTCTGGAGTAGGGGGTAACAGGTTTGCGCATATAATCCAACGCATGCAGGAAGCGCCTCCCAAGTCACCAAAAGCTCTCGTACTGTGGATAGGTACCAACAACACTGATTTGCCTCCTCCAGAAGCTGAAATTGCAACCATGTTTGACACGGCCAAGAAGATTTATCCCAATGCCAAAATATTCTCTTGGAACATCCTGCCACGCGTAGGTCGCGATGTAGGCCCCATGAATGCAGCAATTAAGAAGGCCGCAGACGCGCGTGGAATTCAGTTCATCACCTGTGGTAATGATGCAGACCTCACAAAAATGTCCGACGGGCTCCATCCTTCTCTGCCAATATATGAAAAGGTCATTCCATGCATGCTGCAAACAGTTGTGTCTAGTATGGTGACGACTGTGAATATACCTGGCAAAGTAAGCGAAGTGCTGAGTGCCGACGCGCTAAGATTAAGGTACACCGACCCATCCGCAAAAATCAGAATGCCAACTGTAAATAAGACAAAGCACGGTATGAAGAAGGGAGAAACTGTTACTATTACAGTTGAAAATAAGGCTCCGTATGGACTTGTATCAATTGCCAAGGTAGGCGGAAGTGCCAGCACCCCAAAACCAGCACCATCCCCCAACCCCGCGCCAACGCCAGCGCCTTCTACCGTGAAGCTCAATGGCAAAGTAAGCGAAGTGCTGGGTGCCGACGCGCTAAGATTAAGGTACACCGACCCATCCGCAAAAATCAGAATGCCAACTGTAAATAAGACAAAGCACGGTATGAAGAAGGGAGAAACTGTTACTATTACAGTTCAAAACAAGGCTCCATATGGCATCCTTTCTGTTCTCAAATCCAAGTGATAGTTCACTTGTCATTTTAGTGATTTTGTCGATATAAAAGTATATCGACAAAGTATTATACAAGTATTATACATATATACATAATTCAAGCTTCTTCTATTCTTGTATCACAATGGCTAAGATATATAATTTGCCAGTGTTTGAATGTCAGTGTGGCTATTATACCACTATAAAAACAAATGCTATGAAACATTCCAAGACATTGGCATGCAAGGATAAGATAATGTCAACACAATCTAAGGAGTTTGTGCTGAAAGAAGTTAGTGACAAAATGGAACTTGAGACAAACATTGTTAACAACTGTATATCAATAGAAGAAAAAGATGCCATCATAAAGAACCAGGAATATGTCATCAAACGCCAGCGTAAATCTATAATGATGCTCACCGAGACAGTAGTAGAATGCGATGATGAAAAGGATAATGTCGGAAGTGGTCTTATTTACTTTGTAGAGGATGTTGATATTCCAGATCGTGGAAAAGTTGGAAGAACCAAGAACACCGATATAAAGAAATTAAAGACACGATACGCAACATTTGCATCTCCAAAGATTACTTGCTTCTATTCAAATAACATCAATAAGGACGAACATGAATTGAAAAAACTTCTTCGCGATGCTGGTTGTATGGCATCCAACAATGAGAAGATATCTAACTGTGACGTGGCAGCCAGCATATTCCTAAAGTTCTCTCGCCGATGATGAAACACTATACCATGTAAACTTTACAGTTGAAAACTAATTTCAAAAAAAAAAAAAAAAAAATAATGATTTCTTTATCTACAATAAAACTACAGTGCCTTATAGTTTTTCTTTATCTATAGATTTAGATGTGTAAATAACTTAAATAAAACATACAATTATATGTAAATGTCTTCTTGTGAAATATATAAAACAACATTTTATTCTTGTTCTTGCGGCTATAAATCTATACATGCTGGAAATGCTTCTTGGCACAAGAAGAAAAATATCGATCATACAATGTCAACACAATCTAAAGAGTTTGTTTTAAAGGACGATTATGACAAGATGACATCTGTCTCTATCAAGTCTGGTGATCATGGAACATCGCTTCATACCAATAACGGTAATCTCACAGTTCAGAACATCCAGATACACCTTCACCTTCCCGACAAGTCTGTTGTATCATCGGTGTATGATGCGGTGAAGAATGCCGATTGTGTGAATGAGCTGCGCGGTGCCGACCCTAGTGAGATACCCGCAATTTTATTCAAGTATACGCGGGGCAAGATGGCAGAGCGCCAATACATAACATACGATCCTGACAAAAACGTGGTGAAGCACATAGACCCCGTGACCAAGCGAGAGATTGCTCAGGACCTCAAGAAATACAGGAACGAGTATCTCGTAGATAGTTCGGAGGTTTTTGACGACACGTACCACCTTCCATACTTTCCCCCCAGAGCCCAGGTCCCTTTGAAGGATCTCACAAAGCCTGCTTTTGAAACTGGTAAAAAGAAAGATGAACCTATCTCTGGCGCTGAAGTTGTCAAGATGTGTGCTGCCGGCGATCACCGGATGT